CAGTATCAATCTCAGTACCTTTGACAATCTTTAGAGGATTGCCAATAGCCAGAGCATCTTTACTGGCAAAGTTAGTGCTTTTTACGTAGTCCGACAAGATTATTCTCCTTGTTTTAAATAAGCTACTAAGATTTCTAAATCTTCTACAGTAGCGTAAGCTTTTAGTCGATTAGCTTTCCAAGAAATAATTTGAACATTGTCTCTTGTGTAGCCTTTTGTTGAATCTATACGATCTATGCTTGGACTAGTCTCCCTAAACCCAGCACTGTTAAACTCAAGATCAAAACCAAATACAGGACATTTGCCATCTTTCGGATAGAGTTCTTTAATATCCTCTAAAGTTAGAGTATGCTCTCTATGCTTTAAAGCTGCTCGTTGTTTAGAGGCGTTTAGTAACATACGTAAGCGAAAATCAAAGTCTTGTCTTCGTTTAGCTTGGTACTTTCTATCATACTCTAAACAATATTCTTTGTTATCTTCTCTCCGTTTAGCCTGATAACTTTTATCACAGGAACGGCAACGATACTGAAGACCGTCTTTAGAGCTTTTATTTTTAGAAAACTCAAATAATGCCTTATGTTCTTGACACATATTACATTGCTTTGTTACTTCGCATTTCTTTAGAAGGTCTTCAACTATCGTCATTATACAATCTTCCCGTTCTTAGCTTGGATTTCCAACTTCTGGACACTCAAAGGAGCACCAGTGATGTCTGCCTCATAACCTGTCTGGATAACTTTACCTGCGCCTGTAGGATAAGCCACAAGAGTTTGCAGAGCAGTACCACCAGAATACTGAGCTATATTATATTCTCCTACGCCGTAATAGTCAACCCCTTGTTCAGGAATTTTTGCAGTTTGAGAGTAATAATTTGAAGTAAAGTCGTAACCCCACTTCATAGAAACATATTGGTTTGTACCACCAATGACAACTACAGATAGCTTCTTAAGCACCGAAGTAACTGAAGGAGCACCTAAGTCGGTGTGATTGGTAAAGTACTGAAAGCGATATGAATCTGTGTTGTCTACATAACCTGTGTATTCAGCGATGTATCCTGCTTTACCAAGTAATAATTCTTTATTAATATTATCGTAGCAGAAGCTCTTAGGCTGAATGCTGTCCCAAGTAGTTACTCTAGCCGAGCCATCCTGCAGCGTAGCTTTTAAGTCAAAGCAGTACACAGTCTTAAGCACAGGGAGAGTAATTAAGTAGAATGAGTCAAAAGGACTATAAACTGATTTGATCGTAGTAGCTACTTCACCAGCCACAGCAGACATCAGATCATCACGTACATTCTTACTCAGGTCACGGAAAGGAGCAGACTTCTCTTGGATAGTCCTCAGTACGCTTCTGACTCCTGTATCGGATAGGAAGATGACATCTGAGCCGGTGTTAGCCACAGAGTCCCTTGCAATACATCCAATACCAGTAATTGTATCAGATAATACGAGATTAGAGGGATCATTAGCGTTGGCATAGACAAGAATATTATTACGACCAAAGATAAACAGATAGTTATTATGGGCTGCTAAAGCCGTAATGTTGTCTGCTCCGTTAGGCCAGTATTGGGTGACATCCAAGAAACCTGCAGTACCTCCTGACCACTTCATACCAGACAACAGATCAGAGAAGTAAACAGTGTCTTTGTTTGTGGTCGAATTAGCTGTCCAGATACGCCCAAAAGCAGAGATAGCACAATCACCGGCTAATACAGTTCCTGTGTAGCCTGCGTGCTCAGAAACCCTACGATATTCTGTAGTGCTCAGAGCAGGATCAAATACCAAAGGATCATGCCCACTCTGGAACAGATACAAGATACCATTTAAAGAAGCTGCTTGCCAGTTACTGTCTGTAATCGTAGGAGCTACACCACCACCGCCGTAGGTAAGTTCAGACAGAACACCACTAGAGAGCTTAAACAGCTTGTTGTTTCCTGCAGCTACCGTGTACTGAATACCTGCTTCGGTAAGCAACTGAGCGATCATCTCAACATCAGCAGAACCTAAAGCACCTAACGTAGAATGCTTAGCTTGCCATCCTTTACGAGCACCAATACGGCCATATTTGTCGATTACACAGTTGTTAGCCACTAGAGCAAAGCCAGAGGCTAAGTCCAGTGAGCTATCCTGAGTATTGATTCCCATAAATCCGGGAGCCGTTATAGAAAAAGTATTAATCTGCTGTGCCATCGTGTTGATCCAAATAATTTATTGCACTGGCTAAGATTTCTTTTGAATCCCTAAATTTGCCTAATGCTGTATTGCAGTGATGACAGAGAAGTCCTCTTATCTTTCCGGTAGTATGACAATGATCCACAAATAACAAACCTTTAAAAGAATCTGTCTCATCATAGTTACAGATTGCACATTTATGCTTTTGTTCTTTAAGTTTGTTATTGTAGTCTTCAAGAGATAGTCCGTATTGAGATTTCAACCAATATCGTCTATTTTGTAAAAGCCAGTCTTCTGTGGACATGCTAGCTTTTTTAGCTTCTCTTTTTTCTTTTTTGCAAGCCTTACATACCCAAGCGTATCCTCTTGCTTTTCCTGAAGCTTTTGGAAAAAGACTCTCATCCTTTTCTTCTTTACAATGAGAGCAGGTAAGCATTACACAGCCTCCCAAGTCTCTTCTTCGATAAAGCGAGAACTCTCAACTGCAATCGCATCAGCCAGAGCAGCGCGATACAGGCCATAGGCTTCAGAGCTGTTCAAGCCACCGTCTTCACCACGTTCCACTAATGCACGAGCTAAAGCGCCTAACACCACAGGATTCTTAGGAGTTAAGAGTTTGTCTGAATCAGCAGACAAATCAGGCTGAGGAATATACAAGTTAAAGTATAAAGTCAAACCTGCAGGAGGAATAGGGTAGAAATCTACTTTAGTGTCACCTGAGGTAATATCTACGCCGTTGAAGTTATAGTACTGCGGAGGAGCCGTCTGAGGCTGATCTAACAGATACTGAGACATCAGTGGAGTAGGGATGTTACGTAGGGTATTCTTGTTGGTGATGTCTTGAGCATCAATAACTTTAAACATCAAACCAGAGCCATTGAGCACATAGCCATAAGTATTAGCTAAGGTTTCAATAACTAATGTATCTGTTAAAGAGTTCCAACTGTAAGCATCCTCTACTTGTCTCTTTGAGTCGTTAACCAACTTACCAATAAGCTTGGATAAGACGTTCTCTTGGACAGTAGTAACTTCAGGTTCACGTAAGCGAACAAGAATATCATTAACCAATTCTAGATAAGTCGGCAGAGCCATTAAAGTTCTCCATTAAAACATATTGAAGGAGTTCTCGCTACGCTGCGAGCCATTAAATTCCTTCTTTCTTAACTAACTCAAAAGTACATATTGTACTAAATGAACTACCTGCTTCGTCTTGCATGACTACAGTGTCTCCTTCTTCTAGCACCACATAAGCACCTCCATCTTGTCGTGCATAAGAACCTGCTGCAATGGTTCCATTATGAACGTAGATGTTGGTAGATGTGCTAGAATCTCTCCAGTAGACTGAAATGCTTTTAGTAGAAACTGAGTTATTAAACAAATACATCAGATTCCACTTAGCATAGTAGCCTACCGGAACTGTAAACACTGTAACTGCAGTACCAGACGAAAGGTTTAAACCTACTGATACTGGTCTGGTAGCCATGGTTTACTTCTTCTTCTTAGGTTTACTCTTACCAGCTTCAGAGAGGGCAATAGCGATAGCCTGTTTACGGTTAGTCACTACAGGACCACCTTTACCGCTATGAAGAGTCCCTTCTTTGAACTCTTTCATAACTTTCTCTTCTTTACTAGGTTTAGTTTTCTTTTTAGTTGCCATTTTAGTTCTTTTCGGGAGGTAAAGGTGCGTTGCCCTCGGCCAGCCATGCCAGATACTTCTGGTAATCGGTGTTGGCCGGGTCGAATGGGATGAAGGCGTTGTCAGCGAGGCGCTTGACGCACTGGGCTGGTTGTCCGAATTGGTTAGGTAAAAGTTGGTACATCACTGTTCCTCCTTGCCGGTACCGTCGCATTTAGGGCAGGTCACGGCCTTGCCATCTTTCGGGATAACGCCACGACCTTCGCAGTGTCCGCAGATTGGCGCAGGCTTTGCGCCCTGAGCGGCTGGAAACATTTTGTTGAAGTTGTACATGATTAAAGCTCCGAATCTTCACGCACAGTTGCTTGAAATTGAACGGCTCCTGTTGCTGTAATTGTTGCATAAGCTCTAAATCCATCAACAGAAGCGGTATCAAGCGTTAGACCAGAGCAGCTTGAATACGCTGGCGTCCCAACGGCGCTCAATGTTGGGGCAGCTCGCATCGGTGTATCGTTGGTAATCCATTGAGCAATGTAGGTTTGACCTGCTACAGCAGACATAAACACCGTCATATTCCGCTGTCGGCAATACCTCTGACACAGCGCCAGTTCAGTACCATACGGCCTGCGCTCAAACGGCGTGGCGACAGAGCCTGCTTCCAGTTGGACGCCGGTGANNGTGATGTAGAAGGTGGCTCCAGCGGTGCCGACCACAGAGACTGCGCCGGTGGGGGCAAAGTACAAAGCCCCTGCCCATGTGTTAGCCGTTCCGGAGTAAGTTGATCCAGACCCTAAGTTAAACGCGAGCGTGATCCCTCGTCCGTTATTGGAAAGCCACGTCCCTGAAGTGTCGCCGGGAATCGTTATGGTTTTCACCTCAAACGTATTTGCCGCTGAAACTGTGAATGTGAATGGGTAGGATCGGTTTTGATCGCTGTTTACCAGTGCGCCACCAAACGTGCCCGTGAGCGAGCTACGCACCAAAAACGACAGCGTTACCGTCTGGGCGGCAGCCGTGCCCCAGCCAAGATCAGCCACATTGAAACCTTCAATATGGTGGCGGGTCACAAAGAAATCAGAGGCCGCGACGCTCACCGCAGATGCAACAGTAAACCCCAAGTAATTCGTGAAGCCGC